AGACGCAGAATTGGAAATATTATTAGCAAGTTATGATGAGGAAGATTGTTTAAATTATGGATACTATTGGGACAATGCAAATCAATCCTGTGGTACAGAGTGGGTTGATAATAGTGGTTCTGAAACACAGGTAACTGCTAGTGGAGAAACTTTAAACTATTCCACAGGTGATGTAACTCAAACTTTAACTACAACAGATGGTTTAACAGGTGCGACTTCAAGTGCTACTTCAACAGGAAGAGTATCAACATTGAATAATGATTTTGACGCAACGGCAAGTACAAGTGGTGATTACACTATTTTAAATAGATATAATGATAATCATAGGGCTTATATTAAGGTTGAAACCGACAAGACGGCTGACATCCAAATTTTACAAGATAAAGAGGCACAAAATGTAGATGTTGGTTCGGTAATTCCACCTGGATACCCACAAATAACAATAATACAAACGGATTAACAATGGATTACGGAACATTATTTTTATTATTATGGATAGGCTTTAGTGTATATTGCCTTTGGAGTTTTAATAGGTGGATAGATAGAACTTTTTAGTATTGACATTTTATTCTTTTAATAGTATAATAAACTAAGATAAAGGAGATAAATATGACAGTTAAGAGTCAACATAAAGACCTTAAAAAGGAAGTAAATTTAGCCGAACAATTAAGAAGTGGTAATAGAAGTCAGAAAAGTTGGTATGATTTACGAGTTTTAAAGAAGTTAAAATTAAGAGCAAAAGAAAAACTAAAGGCGATGAAATAACTAAATAAGACCATAGGACAATATAAAAAGAGAGCAGGTTTACACCTCTACAAAGTTATGAATATCAGTCCTATTCAATCGTCCAAAAGGATAGGGTTAAATTTTCATGGAAACAACAGACATTAAGGTTGAGATAGAAGGCCTTAAAAAAGATATACAAAATGTTACTAATCTTAATAGTAGAATAGATAACGCCATTGAAAAATTAACAGATGTATCAACTGACATTAAACAAATGTTGGCTGTACATGAGGAAAAAATCTCCAGACAAGAACAAATTGATGAAATTATTTTTGATAAGTTAAAGGAAAGAGCTGGAGAGATAGACAATATCCACAGAGAATTAACAAAAGAAATCCAACATGTTGAAAAAAGATTATTAGTTGAAATCAAGCAAGTTAGACTTGAAATTGGCGGTAGAGTTGGTATGTTGGAAAAATATAGATGGCTTATTATGGGTGGTGCTATAGTAGTAGGTTGGTTTATAGCTTTAAATGGTCACGAAATCCTAGAAATGTTGAAGTAGTCAGCTGGAGCGCTTAAGTTGAAAAAGAGCGCTGGAAAATAGCGGAGTATTTTTTTGAGCTGGAAGTTTTTTCCACCATTGACAATATGAGTGAATTAGAGTATATTATAAGATTGCTATGTCAAGTTATATTGATTTAAAATACATTAATGAAATTTCTGCCCGATTGTCGCAGTTTAAGAAAAAAGGTGACTACCTTTATAATTTTAGATGTCCCCATTGTGGTGATTCTAAAAAATCTAAAACAAAGGCAAGAGCTTATCTATATCGTGTAAAAAATGATATGTTCTTTAAATGCCACAATTGTGGTGAAGGACAATCTTTACCAAATTTTTTAAAATTTCTTGATGTCAAAAAATACGAAAATTACTTATTAGAAAGATACAAAGGGTCGGCACCCTCCACGCCTCAGCCGAAGTTTGATAACTTTAAACCTAAATTTAAAGAATCAAACATATTAGATGGTCTTCAATGTGTTAATGATTTGAATGAAGACCATCCAGTAAGACAATATGTTGTAAACAGAAAAATACCTGAAAAATATTTTTCTAAATTATTTTTATGTAATAAGTTTATGGCGTTAGTGAATAAAGCAAAGCCAAATACTTTTAGTCATACAAAAGGTGAACATCCAAGATTGATTATTCCTTTTTATGATATAGATAATGAAGTATTTGCTTTTCAAGGCCGAGCATTTGGTAAAGAACAACCAAAATATTTAACAGTAAAGTTAGACGAGAGTAAACAAAAGGTTTATGGATTAGAAAGGATAAATCTTCAAGAGCCAGTTTACATAGTTGAAGGACCTATTGACAGCTTATTCATAGATAATTGCTTGGCAGCCGCTGGTGCAGACTTGACATTGAGAGTGGAACCTACTAATGTTACATATATATTTGATAATGAACCAAGAAATAAAGAGATTGTAAAAAGAATGTATGATGTGATTGAAAAAGATTATAATATTGTTATATGGCCAAATGAGTTGCAACTGAAAGATGTAAATGATATGATAGTTTCCGGAATGAGTAAAGCGAAAGTACAGACTATTATAAGTACAAACACCTTTTCTAAGTTAGAGGCGTTAACGAAATTAAGTTATTACAAAAAATGTTAGGAGAAATGAATGGTTAATGAAATATTAAATGTAAGAAAGCGAAACGGAAGAGGCCTTGAACCTCTTAACATTGAAAAGATACATGAAATGGTTGAATATGCTTGTGAAGATATAACACAAGTTTCCTCATCACAAGTTGAAATGTCTTCCGGTTTACAATTTTATGATGGAATAACCACAGACGAAATCCAACAAATTTTAATTAAGTCAGCTTCAGATTTAATTTCCCTAGAAACTCCCAATTACCAGTATGTCGCAGCTAGATTATTGCTGTATAGTTTAAGAAAACAAATCTTCCGTAGATTGTGGGACCACCCACATATATGGAAACATGTTAATAAGTGTGTAGACCAAGGTGTCTATGATAAAGAAATTTTAATTCATTATGACAAAAGAGATTTTGATAGAATGGAAAATTGGGTTACACATGAGCGTGATTATGATTTTACTTACGCTGGGTTGCGTCAAGTAATAGACAAATATTTGGTACAAGATAGAAGTACAGGAGAGGTTTTTGAAACCCCACAATTTATGTATATGATGATTGCTGCTACTTTGTTTGCCAAATATCCAAAAAGTAAAAGGATGAGTTATGTTAAGAAATATTATGACGCAATTTCAAAATTCAGAATCAACATTCCTACGCCGGTTATGGCTGGTGTTAGAACACCTATTAGGCAGTATGCTAGTTGTGTCTTGGTTGATGTTGATGATACTTTGCCTAGCATTTTCAGTAGTGATATGGCTATTGGCAGTTATGTTGCACAAAGGGCTGGTATTGGTGTTAACGCTGGGAGAATCAGAGGAATTAATTCCCGAATTAGAGGCGGTGAAGTCCAGCACACAGGAGTTATACCATTCCTCAAAAAATTTGAGGCAACGGTTAAGTGTTGTACACAAAATGGTGTTCGTGGAGGGAGTGCAACGGTTCACTTCCCTATTTGGCACAAAGAGATAGAAGATATTATTGTACTTAAAAACAATAAAGGTACAGAAGATAATAGAGTTAGAAAATTAGATTATTCTATACAGTTGTCAAAATTATTTTATGAAAGGTTTATTAATGACGAAGATATTACATTATTTTCTCCACACGAAGTACCTGAACTTTATGAAGCTTGGGGTACACCAGAATTTGACGAACTTTATAAAACGGCTGAGAGGAAAACCAGCGTTAGTAAAAAGAGAGTGTCGTGCCAAAAATTGTTCATTGACATGCTCAAAGAAAGAGCGGAAACAGGTAGAATTTATATAATGAATATAGACCATTGTAATACTCACTCCTCTTTTAAAGATAGAATTTATATGTCAAATTTATGCCAAGAGATTACCTTACCAACAGACCCCATTCAACATATTGATGGAGATGGTGAGATTGCATTATGTATTTTAAGTGCAATTAATGTAGGACTTGTAAGAGATTTAGACGATTTAGAAGGCTTATGTGATTTAACAGTAAGAGCACTAGAAGAGATTATAGACCATCAAAAATATCCAGTTAAGGCGGCTGAAGTATCTACTAAAGCAAGAAGGTCACTTGGTGTTGGTTATATTGGTCTAGCACATTATCTAGCGAAACAGAAATTAAAATATAATGATAAACAAGCGTGGAAAGTAGTTGACCAACTTACAGAGGCATTTCAATATTATCTATTGAAAGCTAGTAATGAGATTGCACAAGAAAAAGGTCAATGTGATTATTTCCACCGTACAAAATATTCAGATGGCGTCCTCCCGATTGACACTTATAAGTCAGAGGTTGATGAGATTGTGAATCGAAAACTATCTTTGAAATGGGAACAATTGAGGAAAGACATTAAAGAATATGGGCTAAGACATAGCACCTTATCAGCTCAAATGCCATCAGAATCCTCTAGTGTGGTTTCCAATGCTACAAACGGCATTGAACCACCTAGAGATTATTTAAGTATTAAGAAATCTAAAAAAGGTACATTGAAGCAGGTTGTACCAGATTATAATAGGTTAAAGAATTTTTATACTTTATTGTGGGACATGCCGAACAATGAAGGATATATAAATATCGTTGCAGTAATGCAAAAGTATTTTGACCAAGCGATTAGTGGTAACTGGTCATACAATCCTGAAAATTATGAAGACAATCAAGTGCCTGTATCGGTAATGGTAAATGATTTATTATCTACCTACAAGTATGGGTGGAAGACTTCATATTATCAGAATACATATGACGCTAAAAGAGATGTTGATGAACCAGCACATGGTCTTGGTTGGAAAGACAATGTAAAAGAAGAGGCGGCTTTAAGTAATCCTGCTACTGAACATTTAACAAGCCAAATACAAGAAGAGGATTGCGACAGTTGTACAATTTAAATGGTAAAATTTGGAGAACACATTACTCTTGATTTTTTAGGTGTAAAAGAGGTTTACACACCAGATTTTTTCAAGGATATTGTTAATAAAATTGCAGAAGCAACAAAGGTTGAGATACTTAATATATCTCAACATGTATTTAAACCTCAAGGTTTTACTTTAATTGCCCTTTTGGCAGAAAGTCATATGAGTTTTCATACCTTTCCAGAAAAAGGCATAATTAGTTTTGATTTTTTTACTTGTGGAGAAACTCCTCCTATAGTAGCTTTAGATATATTAAAAAAAGAAATTGGACATGAAAGAATAGTGACTAGAAAATTTGATAGAAGTACCATAGGGTATAAAGAAGATATAGATAACACACCAGGCCAAAAGAATTATTATGTTGTCAATAATGTTCTTGAGGATTTTGTTTCTAAAGAAAACCAACACATAGAAATATTAGATTTAGCAGAATATGGTAAATCACTTTTTATAGATAATGAAATACAAGTGTCAGAAAGTGATGAACACCTTTATAGTACCACAATGGTTGAAGCTTCTTCAAGACTTCATTCCGTTAACTCCAACATAGCGGTAATAGGCGGAGGTGATGGTGGACTAGTGAGAGAGTGTTTAGAACGAGGATATGGACATATTGATTGGTATGAATTGGATCCAGAGGTAGTTAATGTATGCGAAAAACACCTATCTAAAATAGGAATTAAAGAAAGTAAATCTGTTACTCGTATTTGGGGTGACGCATTTGAAAGTATTAAAAAAATTAAAGATAGAAAATATGATAAAATATTTGTTGATTTAAATGATGATGATGAATGTATAAATCTTGCAATAAGAAATATGAAGAATTTAAAAAGAATTTTGAAACTAGATGGTGTTATTACAACACAAGTTGGAAGTCAAGATAGAGCACCAAAACAAGTGGATAAATGGCTTGATATATTTTATAAACATTTTGAAAATGTAGGAAATGTAGCAAGATTTATTCCAAGTTTTGATTGTTCTTGGAATTTTGTAACAGTTAAGGGAATAAAATATGAGTAGAAGTGTATTTAATAAAACAAAAGGTTTAGACTTTACAAAACAACCAATGTTTTTTGGTGAAGATTTACAAGTACAACAATATAGCGATATGAAATATCCTATATTTGATAAATTGAATCAACAAGCATTAGGTTATTTTTGGAGACCAGAAGAAGTTTCCTTACAAAAAGATAGAAATGATTATCCTAATTTAACACCAGAACAAAAGTTTATATTTACATCTAATTTAAAATATCAAACTATGTTAGATAGTGTACAAGGCAGAGGACCGTGTTTGGCATTTTTACCATTTGTATCAATACCAGAATTAGAGGGTTGTATTGTCACATGGGATTTCTTTGAAACAATCCATAGTAGAAGTTATACCTATATAATAAAAAATCTTTATTCTAATCCAAGTGAAGTATTTGATACTATTATTACAGATGATAAAATTGAAGCAAGAAGTAGGTCAGTAACAAAAACTTATGATGAGTTAATTGAAATGGGTCATAAATGGAATTTAAATCCAGATAAGGTTGATTTGTATGAATTGAAAAAGAAAATGTATTTGGCAATGATAACAGTTAATATATTAGAAGGCTTGAGATTTTATGTATCATTTGCTTGTAGTTTTGCATTTGGTGAATTAAAATTATTAGAAGGCTCTGCTAAGATTATTTCATTTATTGCTAGAGATGAAAGTCAACATTTAGCAATGTCACAAACTGTCATTAATAATTGGCATGACAGAAATGACGATAAAGATATGTTGAAGATTAGAAAAGAAGTTGAGAAAGAAGTTTATAAGATGTATGATGAAGCAGTTATTGAGGAAAAAAGGTGGGCAACCCATTTATTTTCACAAGGAAGTATGATTGGTTTATCAGAAAAACTTTTACACCAGTTTGTGGAGTATATGGCAAATCGTAGAATGAAGTCAATAGGCCTAAATGCAGTTTATGACCAAAAACAAAATCCATTACCTTGGACAGACCATTGGTTAAACAGCAGAGGCACACAGAACGCACCACAAGAAACAGAGATAGAATCTTATGTGATTGGTGGTATCAAACAAGATGTAGAAAAGGACCAATTTAAAAAATTCAAATTATAGTTTATGGTAGTAAAAGAAAAAGCCCACAAAAAATGTTCCTCTTGTGAAACTAAATATACCGTAGTATGGGATAAAGAAGAACAGGATTTAGACCCTTGGACTTGTCCATTCTGTGGATTTGAGGTAGAACATGAAGATGATGAAGAGGAACAACATGACTTTGAAAATGGCGAAGACGAAGACCCTAGTTGGGATTGATTATAGTTTAACAAGTCCAGCTGTTTGTATTGATAATGGAAATTTAATGTTTTATTATTTGACTAGTAAGAAAAAGTGGACAGGTATTATAAGTGAAGATATTTTTGGTTATAAACATAAAGAATGGGAAGACCCTATTGAAAGATTTACAAATATTTCTGACTTTGTTATGGACATATTACTCCAATGTTACAATCCACAAATTTTTATTGAAGGTTATTCCTATGGTTCTAAAGGCCAAGGATTATTTCAAATTGCCGAAAATTGTGGTATTCTCAAATATAGATTACTTGAAAAAGGTTACGGTTACAATACCGTTGTACCTAGTGTTGTTAAAAAAGGTGCTACAGGTAAAGGTAACGCCGATAAAGATATGATGTATGAGGCGTTTGTGAAAGAAACTAAAATTAATTTGAAAAAACTATTTAATACAGAAAAGGTAGGCAATCCAATTTCTGATATTGTAGATAGTTATTTCGTGAAGAAGGTTGGTAATGAGAATTTGCATATTTCAAACTAAAAAAGCTTCAGCTCCATTTCTAAAGGCTTTTTCATCAAAACATGAACACTTTATCTTTGAAGCAAAAGAAGATAGTGATTCTCAAGGTAAAAAGGCAGATAGATTTTATCATTTTAGTTTTCCTGGTTGGTCTGGCGATATACCAGAAGACACATCAGCCGTATTCCAAGGTTTAGTTAGAGGCACCAAACAAATACAAGAAGCTTGCATTTCAAATAATAGAGATTACTATTATTTTGACCAACCATATTTTTTCTTTTCAGATTATCAACAATCAAGTACAGGCGATAGATGGTATCGTATCTGTAAAAACAATACACAAAAAAATTATATTGAAAAGTCAAATAGAGTAGAAAGAAGATATGAAAATTTAATGGGTAGATTACCCCAAAAATGTATTGATGAATTAACACCACAACCTTGGCAATATGATGGTGAACATATACTTATTATACCACCTAGTTATCATACAGCAAAATGGTATGGTATAGATAGGGAAGAATGGGAAAAAGATGTTATTAAAAAGATTGCAAGACACGATAGAAAACATCCTATAAAAGTTAGACAAAAGTTTAAAAATAGAGCAGATTGGGGAGAAAAATTAGATAAACCTTTAAGTGAAGATTTAAAGAATTGTTATGCTATGGTATCTTTCCATTCAATGTGTGCTGTTCATGGAGTAATGGCTGGCGTACCTAGTTTTTGTAGTCAACATTCTCCTG